TTTCTATAGTCTGCGTTGTAAGCAGATTGCGCAATACTCAATGGTGAGGTGGGCAAAAATGCGCCGCGATCCTCGCCCGATGGGGCTGCTGGGGCGACAGCAAAAAGACCGCTGTCGGTATCCCTAACGCCAGTTGCGGAGGTATCGCCGCTATCCCGATTGCCACCATTGTCGCCACTAGGTGGCCCACCCGGTGGCGCAGCATTAGCGCCCATTCCGCCATTGCCATTATTTCCGCCGTCACCGCTTCTCGCAGCAGTAGTTGCGCCGCTAGTGCCTTCGCTCCCGTTACCGCCAAAACCTTCACTAGGCATACCTATCTCCGCAACGAGTTGTTGAGGGCAAAGGCCCAATCCTGCCATGTCTCAAACAGGCGGCTATCCGGCGCACCAATGAAACGCCCGATACCGGCCAAACCGTTGGCCCATTCGCGCCAACGTGGCTCTTCCACGGTTCCGAGCTGGTTGGCCGCAAACAGGCTGGCCATTGACGCGCACCACAAGTCCCACGACAAGCCGCGTGGGTCGTAAACTTCTTTGGCTTCGGTGATGTCGATCATGGGTTGCCCGTGGCGCGTACATCGCCCGTGGTGAGGGATAGCAGAACGCGCCCGGTCTGGTAGTCACCATTGAAGGTGTTTGATTGGAACCGCAACCGCATCTCGCGGCGCTGTTCGCGCATGTCGACCTTAAGCGTGCCGGGCGAAAACGTGTAGGGGTCGGAGTCCACCACGACGTCATCCGCGTAGCCCTGCCCGGTGACCACGACAGTCATGTCACCAACCTGCACAAAGTCCGGCTCGATGCGCTCAAGGCGGGTCCATAGGTTGTCGCCGGGCTGCTGCGGTGTACCCACCAGCCCGCCTAGCGTGCCAATGTTGAAGGTCTCAAAGTAGCTTTGGATGGCGGTTACGTTGGTCAGGTAAATCTGGTCGTAGCCCGTCTCGTGTTGCCACAAGGTGTAGGTTCCAGCGCTGTTGGCCTCGTTTCCCGCCCAGATGGGTTTTGGGAACACCTCAGAAAACACCCCGGCTGACCGGCGCGCGCCAAGCGCTTGCCCAGCGTCGTACCACGTCTTATCCCGGGTGTTGTAGATGATGGCATCGGTACATTCGGTTGCGTCGCCCTTGGGGTAAAACCACCAGATCTCGCCGTAACGTGGAACTTTGGTGGCCCAAACCTTTTGGCGCTGGGCGTAATTCAAGTTGTCAAAAAAGTAGTTTTGGTTGTTGTTGTTCGGAATCTCTTGCACCACACCGTTATAGCTGAGGAACCGGTCAACGCCACACCAGTAAAAGATGCCGTCGTACTCAATGACGCTGCTGGACGACATGATGGACGTCTGGCTGCTCACCAAGTCGTAGGCCCAGTAGTAGTTCACGCCGCCCGAGCTGGACGGCTGGAAGCTCACGCGGATAAGCGCGTCAGCGGCCCAGAACAGGCCGCTGGGCGACGTTGAGCCGCCCCGGATGGGTAGCCCCTTGACAATCTTGCCGGTGGCCACGTTGGTCGCATTGGCGTCCGGCGAGACCCAGTTCGCAAAGTCGCCTGCGCTGGAGTTTTGGATCAGGCCGTTGTTGCCGTAGATGAACAGGTATGGGTGGATCACCACGCACCCGCCAGACACAGCGATGTTGTTGTCAAACGTGGCCGTGATGGTCGCCGACGCGGTGGCCGCTGCGGACATCACCACGGCGGTCCCCGCAACCGATACGACTGTTGTGCTTGCCGGAATGCCGTTGCCGGTAATGGACTGGCCAGCTCCAACCCTGACGTTGGCTGCCGACAGGGTGAACGTGGTGCTGGTATTGACCGTAACGCCCACGGCGGTGAACAAGCCCACCTTGGACAGCGATGGCGCGGCGGTGTAGGTCAGGCCGGTAGGCGTGCCTGCGGTCGTTGTGATGGCCGTCCCGCCGTAGGTTGTGGACAAAGTAAAGGTCGTTGACCCATTGGTGGCGATGATGAAGTACGTCGTCGGGTTGGTGTACCCGCTAATGCTGCCCGTACCGCCGTATGTGCCGCTGATTGTCAACTGTTGGCCAACAGTAAAAATTACGCCAGAGTTGGTGCAGGCAAATTGACCCGCCGTGCCGGTAATCGTCACGCCGGTTAAGAAGCCAAAGCTCCCCGGAAACGTGCCGTACAGCACAGGAGTGTTCACCGTGGACGTGATGTAACGTAAATTCTGGCCGGGGTGCGCGACCAAATTATTGGTATTGCCACCGGTGGAATCGTAGGCGATATCAAACTGCCACAGATTGTCATCGCTGGCCGTGAAGTTGTTCAGGGTGTAGTTGTACGGTCCTGAACCCGCTCCGCCGTCAGTGTCTGTTACCCACTGCTGCAAGCCGTTGTTATACCCGGAGACCACATAGTTGAATCCGTTAACGGCGGTCATGGCCATGCCGCGAGAGATACCTGTGGCATTCAAAAAAATGCCGTCGTATCCGCCAATCTTGCGCGGGCGTCCGCGCTGAAACCGAACCCATCTACCGTCGACGTAACATGGTGAATCGAGCACGGTTCCATCCCGCTGAATACCAGCGGGTATCTGCATGGACACGACTTTTGCTGTCATTAGAACGATCCGCCAGAGATCCCGTTAACCACGTACAAACCGGTGGCAGAAAACGTCGCGGCTTGCGCGCCGTTCACCGAAATGCCAAGGGTGTTGGTTGATGGCAAGTACAAACCCGTTGTGGTGCTGCCGGTGAAGTTTATGGACGGACTGGGCGCGGAACCAGCAGCAAACGTAGTAGACGTTATGCTGCTTGACGTGCCCGATGATGCGTTGTAGACGTTGGTTCCGTCGCAGGTAACCGTCAACGAAGTGCCCTGTGGAATGGTGACGCCAGTACCGGCGGCGGTCTTCACCGTGAACGTGAAGCTGCCAGAAGTGTTGTTCGTAATGGCGTACAACTGAACGGTCGGCGGGACAATAATCGTCACGTTGGATGTCAACGTGCCACCGTAAACCTGAATGGTGTTTGCAGCTTGCGTAGATGTAAGCGTAACGGTTCCGCCGGTAACCGATAGCGACAACGCTGTGTAGGCGAATGTGTTGGACCGCCCGTACCCAAAAGTGCTCCACCCGGACCCGCTGGACACAATCACCAAAGACTCGGTCAATTGGAGCTGCTGGTTTGCATTTCCGTCGATAGTGTCCGCCCCAACCGGAGTCAACGTCAAAATGCCCGTACCACTGTTTCTGATCATGCAAAACCAGTTTGCGCCAACAGACGACGCCGACGGCAGCGTAAACGCGCCAGCGCCGCTAGACCATACCAATAGTTGTGCTCTAAGACTGGCAGTCAACGTGGCACTGGAATAGTAGGTGTTGACGGCGTAGGCTTGGTTGAGCGTAGCCCCGATGGCCAGCAAACCGTACCCAGCCAGATCTGAAGCGTTGGCCGCCGCTGTGCCCGCGCCCAATACCACGCTGGCCCATACACCTGCTGTGGTGCTGTTGCTGGTCAAGAAGATGTACTGCGCAACGCCGGATGCCACCGTGACAATGGTCGCGCCGACGCCGGTGGCCGCGTAGCTGGTGACCGTGAAAGTATTGGACCCGATGTTGCGCACCAGCACCGTCTGCCCGGTGGATACTTGAGTCGCCGGTGGCAAGATCAGGTTCAGGCTCGTCGTGGACGCCGTGACGTCGATGATGTTGGCCGACGGGGTGCCGGTCGTGCCATTGATGGGCCAGTCCAGCAGCGTATTGGCCGCAATGGTCAGAGCTTCGTAGCTGACCGATGACGGGTTGATGGTCTGGCCGGTGAACGGATTGGTATACGTGGTCATGTTAAGAGTCCTGTGCTACTGCTTGGCGGTCACCGATGCGAAGCTGGTCTTCGACCTTCAGCGCGGCCATGGCCTTGTCGAACATCTGCGACCACACAGCCAGCCGCGCATCGTCCTTGAGGAAGGGCGCGGTTTGCTTGAGCGTTCCGAAGAGCAGAGCGTTGGGCGCGTTCCGGGTAAGCCAATTGGTTTGGTTGCTGGACGACAGCGGGGTCAGCCGGGTGTAGCAAAGCGCCTCAAAAGCAAAATTGGCGCTGGGCGTCGGGGCGATGAACCAGTTGTCGTAATCGTAGTCGGCGTAGTACAGCGGCGTGCCGGTGGCGGTCACGTCGGGCGCGTAGCTGCTGAGGTACTCCAGCTTGCGCAGGTATATCGGCTGCTTTTCACCGCTGGCAAGGGTCATGGTCATGGAAACCGTCTTGCGCCACAGCGCAGGCTTGGCAATCACCGGATTGTTGATGGTCATTGTGCCGTCGGCCACGATCATCTGGCCAAGGGTCTTAATGTCCTGCGCAATTTCAAACTCCGCCAGCATGACGGCGGTGGGAATGAAGTTGACGACCGCAGCGTCGCTACGCTCCAGATACTGGAGCACCAGAGTGCTCAGACCATCGTAAGTCAGCGCGTAAGCGGTCGTAGCCATTGTTGATCCTTATGCCAGCATCGAGGTAGCCGCCGTCTGCACATGGTCCACACGGGCAAGCCAGCCCTTCAGAAACTTCTGCTGTGTGGGGTTGGTTGTAGCGAGGCCATTATAGAAGCGCTGCTTTTGGTCGGCAAAACTTTTCAACAAAACGGCTGGGTCGGTCTTGGCTACGCGCCCCAGAGTCCCGGAGCCAATAACACCGTCATCCACGGCCCCCACAGCCCGCTGGAGGAACTTTGCGGCTCGGGAGACCCCAACGTTCACCGCAAAGTCAAAAACGGCGTAATCGACGCCTATGGGCAGGTCGTCGCACTTCACCAAGTCCCAATACATGGAGCGGTAGAACGGCTTGACGGCTTCTTGTGTCAGCGCCTTCATCTCGCCCGGCTGGATGGTTCGTTTCAGGTAGGTGCCCCAAGCGGCGATGGTGACGCCAAGGTTGGTCTCCCCTCCCCTGTCATCCTTGTCCCAAACGTAGCCTCCCTCTGACTTAATGACGCGGGCAAAGCAAGCGTCGAAGTTGGCTTTCATGGTTTTGGCTCTTCATCCGTTTCACCGTGGGACAGCTTCACGCCAGCCAGCAGGCCAATAAAGCCGCCGACGATGGTCTGGAAAGCAGGGCTGATGAGCTTGAAGATTTCGCCGTTGTCCACGATGGGGTCAAACAGGCCAGCCATCAGCACAGCGACCATGCCGATGATGACCACGCACAAGGTGAAGCTGACCATCAGGGTCACAAAGAACGTCAGCTTGGCTTTCATTTTGCGGCTACCTGTTGAATTTTTTCGGCAGTTCTGAGGCCAGACAAACCGAGCATTCCAAGCAACAAAGGCATCATGGTTCCGGTGTCCATTGCTGGGAACTTGACGGGAGTTCCATAAAACGCACTGCCCCATTCAGCAAGGGGGCCAACAACAAACTGGATAGCAAAGCCCGCGCCGCAAACCCATCCGATGGCGGGTCGCCAGCCGCTGACAAACACGCTGGGGTTGGCAGCTTCCACCTTGTTGATTTCCATCTGCCCAGCCATTGCAGCAAGCTCACCAGACTGCTGCATTTTGAACAACTCCAGCTTTGCAGCCGCAGCTTTTTCGGGGTCAGGCCAAACTCGGTCAATTACTTTGCCGCCAATGTCAAGCAGTGCGGTTAGAGGGTCGAGTGCCATGCTGTTCTCCTTACTTGTCAGCCTTGCTGTCCAGCTTGTCAAAAATCTGCTTCAGGATGGTCTTGACCTCTGCGATGTCCTCGCGGTAGTCGCCCTTGATGACGTAGGTGGTTGGCATTGCGTTGACCTTGTCTTCGAGCTTCTGAATCTGCCGGGTCATGCTGTTCAGGACGTAAACGGCAAAGAACCCGGCAATCGCCACGACGATGTTAAATAGCTGCTGGTTTTCCACAATTACTCTGCCTTGGGTTCGATGGCCTCTTTGGCCTCTTTTTGGATGGCCTCAATCAACTGGAACACCTCCTTGTAGGGGCGGTCACCGAGGTAGCCAAGCACAGCGTTCAGCAGCGGCGTGGAGATGGCAATTTTTTCGTTCATGCTTGCACCCAAGAAGTGGTTGATTCGTCCCATGTGTATATGCCTTCGGTCGGCATTGCAGTCGGCGCATCCCACAGGCAGGTGTCCTCGTTCAGTGTCCACGATGGGTATGGCTGGGGCGGAATGAATGCATCGCGGCCTTCGTCGTAGGCGTAGCCGATACCAGCGTAGTTTTTACGCAGTGGGCGACCATCGGGGTGTTGACCGCCTTGGGTGTTGTACGAGGTCTGCACCCAGCCGTGGCCCAGCGCACCAGTGTCGATGAAGTCCTGCTCGGCAACAATCACCTGAGTGACGATGCCGTTCTCTACTTTTGCAAAATGGCTCATGTGTTCTCCTTAACGAGCGTTACTGTACTTGAATGGGTTTTCGGCAAAAGCCATGTAGATGTATGTGCCGCCGCTTGCATTTAAGAAAGAGGCAGATGCGCGAAGTTTGAATCCATTTGACAACAAATCAAGTGCTCTGTTTGCTGTGTTTGAATCTTCGGCAAAAGCTCCATTGGCATATAGCGTATTTGATGTTACGTTGTATGTGTCTCTTGATGAGTCATACATTTGCCAATCACCAGTGGTGTCAGTACGCTTAAACATAATAAACCGTGGCCTAAACCCAAGGAACACAAACGGCCCATCCGTAGAGCCGTTGCCCGTGTAGCTACCAAATGCGCTGTACCCTGCTATTGCGGCAAAGACGTAGGCGACATAATTTGTTGCCGAACCAGCAACACCTGTCCCAACACCAAAAGTTGTTGCGCCTCTTGATGTGAAGATGCCATCTGATTGCACAGCGGCGGTGTCGTTGAGATACAAATTTTGCGTTGTTGAAATTGAAGCGTGGTTAACAAACCAAAACTGTGTCCCAGACCTGTTTTTAACAATTATCATGCCGGGGGTAACGCCTAGGCCATGCCCAATTGTTCCCGCACTACCGCCACCAGTCCAAATCACCACACTGAACCCAGCCGTAGTGTTTGCGCTCACCGTGCTAGTGATAGTGCCGCTAGTGTTGGTTACTGCTGTGCCGTTGGCTTTCCATTGCCATGCAACATAGGTGCTGCCACTTACATTGATACGCTGGTTGTTGCTGTTGATAGCAAAACCATTGCTGTTGTAGGTCATGGTTTCACCACCACCCGTGCTGGCTTCTGCTTGCGTTAGATTGGACGCAAGATAAAGTGGCGGTGAACCCGCACGAACAGAGTCAAGCAATGCGTGGTCGTATGCCCCGCTGCGGCTCTTAAACCACACCCAGTCAGGTTGGAATGCTGTCCCATTGACTGCGTTGTTGACTGTTTGAACCGAACTGTTTCCTGTAAATAGGCTTGCAGCCATGTACACCGCGCCGTTGGGTATCGTAGGCGTGGACAGGTTGTAGGTGTTTAGCGCAACAAAGCCGCTTGGTGG